TTAGTTTTTAGGTGGTCAGTCATGTAATCCATGTACCTATCCACAGTTTCTGCCCAAGTCTCTCGTCTTTGCTCATCGTCTTTCCATCTTGCATATCTAGAAAGAGCTATAAAATTTTGATAATCGGTCGGTAAATAGTTTTGCATTTAAGTCTCCTCTGTTACTATCTTTATACTCTTAACTTTCACTCCTTCTATCTCGTGAAAAGTCTCATTGATGTACTCTTCCATCTCTTCATCTACTTTGCCATCGGCAGGCACTGCATAATCTTCAGGGTCAATGAGCAGTGTCATCATAATCTTAACTCGCATCTTTTTCAACCACTTTTATTAGTTTATTGAGATACCATAGTGCTTTCTCTAAATCTTCTACACCATTCTTGTATCTGTATCTCCAAAGATACTTCATAATGTTTCCTTGTAAGTAATACTCAAAACCACCATCAGTCATAGCCTGAATAGCGTCAATAGTTTCTATACCTGCTTTGTTGTAATGGGGTGGGTGGTTTACCATATCATCTTTTTTTCCTGATAAATATTTCACTGTCTGCTCCTTTGATTTGTCTTCAAATTCTTTTAGTTTCTTTTTCATATATTCTAAATGCCTCAATGTAATTCTCCATCAGGCTTAAAGTTAACGTGTATTACATTATCACGTTTCTCAATCTTAGTCAATCTATCTATACCCTGTGTTAACTCTTCATGTGATAAATATTTATCGGCTAGTCTTTCAGTTTCTTCTCTAAATATTTTGTTCTCTTCCATCAAAGGAACGGAAGCACATATCTGCTTGGTAAAGCTAATCATAGAATAGAAATCATCATCATCAAGTTTATTAGCTTTATCCACCACCATTTTAAGAGTGACTTCTCCTGTCCACTTATTTTTCTTATCAAGGTGTGGTCTAACTATAATCATAAAATCCGATGTAAATACAGGTTCTTTATTTGTCATGCTATCTCCTTATCTTTTTTGTAGAAAATCTTATGAACTTAGGGTGTTTATTCTTACCCTTTTCTTTCAACCAATCTTCAGGTATTATTCTATCATAATATCTAAATCCATATTTTATACACCACTCTGCATATGATGACTTCGCACCTTTTCTAAGTTTCTTTCTGCTATTTTCAAACACAAATCTAATGTCTAAGTTTGGATGTTGCTTTTTTATTGCAAGGTGTTTCCTTCTATCCATAGTAAGGAATCTACCTTTAGTTTCTATTATAATCCCATTCTTTAATATAAAGTCAGGGGTATAGGTTCTGTAGGCTAGGTCTTCCCATTCTATCTTGATACTTTCATAGTCATACTTGTATCTAATAGTATCAAGAGCCATAGAAATTTTTAATTCTAACCCACTCCTATACCCATTTTTTATTGCATCTCTGCGTATCTTATGTGGAGACACTAGAGATACCTTCTCCACCCTGTAAACGGATTAAACTCATATGAGTCATGAGAATATGAAACACCAAGAGCTTTCATCTCTTCCTTTACAGCTTCGTCAGCTAACTTCTTAGCTTCCATAGCTTCTCTCAAACCCTTAGTTCTCATATCACGAAGGGTTTTCTTAGCTTCGGCTAA